CTGTCTCAGCCATGTCTTTGTCTTTCTTCTTCCATCCGTTGATTTTCTTCTTCTATATGTTCAATTAAGAGGGCAATATAAAGGTCTCTTTCGTAACACATCATATTTTCTATCTCAGTCAAACTCCATTTATGATTCTGTATTAGAGAAAAAATGGTTTTATAATAGTTAACTAAACTATTGTGACTGAGTATTAACCGAAAAAAGCCTGTAGCCCCTCCAAGGCTACCTTGTCTTTTTTACCACATTTTTCGCACTGCCAAGATACTTCATGTCTTAATTTAGGCATGGTATTAAAATAAGCAACAATCTTACCAAATTGATTTTGATTTAGACTGTAAATAAAATCTTCTAATTCTTGTTCGGTACTATTTTTAATATCATGATATTCTTCTTTATCATATATTCCAGCAATACATGCTTTGGTAATTTGAAAGATAGAATCCATTTGAGATTCCTCTGCTGGTCTTGTCATTCTATCAATATCTGGATATCTTAATTGCACTGATATTTTATCATCAAGTTTAACCAGATCTTTATGGTCTTTATTAATATGTAATTTAATATCATTACAATTAATTTCAACTTGTGTGGTGCCATTACACCCATCTTTTTCATCAGCTGTTGGGTGTCTCATCCCAACTGTTATCAATTCACCTACTGAGCGCGCTCGTAAATTTAAAAATAACATTTCAACATCAAATGCTGGTAGGTCATTTGTAACAAGATCCTCATCAAGGCAACAATTTTTAATAATTTGTTTAGTTGCAGTGACAATATCTTGCGTATCTCCACCTTCAAGTGCTGTTAATAAAATCTTTTCTTCTTTAACAAGAAAAGGTCTATATTTAACCGGCCTATCTACGCTATGTAATTTGATCGTATAGGTCGGATTATCTATTACTGGTAAACTCATAATATCTCCAATTCAATAAATTATATCGTGGTCCATTTATGACATGCAAAGCTCACATTAAACTGACCAAGTGTGTTATTTGAATCCCATCCTAACGTGGTGGCATCAACGTTTATTGGGAATGTATCCATATATTTAGTACCTGTTGTTGCTTCTTCTTCACTAATCGATTCATTGGATTGATCAAATGCCAACACAGTTATATCGCCTTTATAATCATCAAAATATTTCATATTTCCGGTTTCAGTTGGAACACAAAAATCCATCCATTTAATAAAAAAGTTTCTGGCTTCCCATGCATTAGTAATGATAAATTGTAATTGATATTCAGTGTAAGTATTTTCTCTTGCCATTTTACGAACAGGGCCATAATGTTTCAAATCTGAAGTAGCTATTGTTCTCGCACCTAAGGGAGCCTGATTACAAAAGAAAGTAAGTCCTGCAGGCAAATGAACCTTACTCGGTGGTTTTATTTTCGCCACGAATCTATTCATTGGGGCTATACCACCCGCCTCATCCAATTTAGCTAAAAAATCTGTCGTATTCATAAGGTCCTTATCATTGCTTGACTATCCATCCAGACTTCAGATTTATCAGCTTTTCTAAAATCTTCAACAGGTAAATGTATTGCTGTAGCCCATTCATCAGCAGGAACATGTATAAATGTGCCTGAAGAGTATGTTATATCGTATTTATGTATGGTTGGTTTAACTTCTTTATATCTAACAAAAGGTCTTATGTCGCTGTAAGAAATGTCTATATAAGTTCTTGAAGTATCCTCATTTAAATTAATCCGGACAATTAATTTTTTCATCAATGCTTCTCTTAAATGATGCGGCAGATAATGAAAATTTATTCCTACAAAACCTCTTGACCAAGCTTCAATTGGAATAACTAACGGAAACCTATCATAATATTTTAATTTATTTTTATGCTTGGGATCATAGTTCATAAAATACATATGACCCATTTGTATTCTGTTTTCGCCTCTAGCTAAACGAGCTTGTTCTCTGGTACCTTCTGATATAATTTTATATGGATCTTTAATTCCGCGCGATCTACCGACGGTTAATTCCTGACGAAGGGTATTAAATTTATCCCTCAACCATACAATTGCTTCATCTGCTAGTTTTGTTAGTTTTAGTGCCATGTATTATTTAGATAATAATTGATCCTCGGTTAATATAACAAATTTCCAATTTTTCTTTTTGCAAACTGCACTTGCTGCTTTCCACTTTGCTTCATTAACCCCATATCTTTTCATTTCTAATAAAAATCTACCAGTTTTTCGTTTTCTGCCGGTATCTTTAGGGGGAACAGTTTGTTTCTTAGGTTTTATTTCAATTAAGGAAATTTCTATAAGACCGTCATGTTTTTTAGTTTTTACCCAAAAGTCTGGATAGTATTTGTGTATTCTTCTATCAAGTGGGGATCTATATGGAATTACTACTTCTTCACTAGCCCATTTAATAATACTTGGATTCTCATCACAATACACCATAAAGCGTCTTTCCCACAAACTTCTATAAATTATCTTAGTGGGATCACCTTTATATTTGCTTCGATTTTTAGGTTTATACTTTCCTTTATAAGCCATATCAATTCGTTATAAATAATTTAATATATTAGGCTATTTATACAAGAATAACAGGAATTTTTTACATGGCAATTTCAGACACAGAAAAAAATTTACAATATCCATCTGACTTAATGAAGACAACCGAACAACATTGGGTGGAGTTTACGGCCTATCCTGCGCTCTTTGGAGGAAAATATTCTCCAACATCAGATTTTTCAATAGCTCTTCCAATGAGTGCCCAAGCAATGATTAGTACTTCTGAAGCTATATACGCTGAACAAGAGGGATTAGGAACCGTATTATCTGAAACGGCCGGTAAGGTTGCAGGTGGTTTAAAGCCATGGTTTACATCGGGCAAAGGCATAGAAAAAAATGTTGCAACTACTTTAGCTGGAATTACAAAGGATATGAATCAAAGTACTGGTGAAAGTGTAGCAGAACATGGCGTCGCACAAATGATAAGGAAAAATGATTTTTTAAAAAGAGCTGCCGGTGGTTTAAATGTTGCTATTAATCCTAAAATGTCTTTATTATATCAAGGACCTGGAAAGTTTAGAAAATTTACTTTTGAATTTCCCATGATAGCAAAATCAGCAGGTGAATCGGACATGATACAAGGTATTATAAAGAGATTTAGAATGGCAACATTACCAGGTTACACAGATTCTCATGTAACTAACGCCCAGACTTCTACGGGATCCGAAGCAAAAAGAGGAGCCGGATCAAACTTTTTTACATTTCCAAGTAAATTCAAAATTCATTTTGGTCACGGTGGAGGAACAGGAAGTTCGCTACAAGGGAAGGAAACACCCTTTAAAATAGCAGATAGTGTATGTAATGCTTGTGTGGTTAATTATGCCGCTGCCGGTATTCCATTCTTTTTTGAGAATAATCACCCGTTTGAAGTTAAGATGACCCTTACATTTACAGAAACAATAATTATGACCAAAGAGTTGGTCAATAATGGATTTTAATGTCTTATTTTAGTTATTTACCAAAAGTAGAATATAATATAACAAAAAGTAAATATTTTGAGACCTCAACTGCTGTTGATATATTTGTTAGAAATTTAATAAAACAGAACGTTATAGATAAAGGCGTAACGTTTGATCTACATACTATTGGAGACGGTGAAAGACCGGATATAACATCATTCTTGATTTATGGAGATGTTAAATATGATTGGATTATATTTTTAGCAAATAGGATGTTTAATCCTTATTTTGATTGGCCTTTGAGCAGTCAAGATTTTAGAAAATTACTTCAAAGTAAATATGGTACAGCTGAACGCGCAAGAAAAGTTATTCATGAATATCATCAAATTATACAGCCAGCAACAGATTCTGTAAGAGAAATAAAAGTTGTAGTTGATAATGAAACATGGTCATCTTTAAATGATTCGGAAAGAAGTCGAATAACAAAATATGATTATGAATTTAAAATAAATGAAAGAAATAGACAAATTAAAATAATTGATAAACAATATATTGAAAGTATTTTTAAAGAAGCTCAATCAAAACGATATGGAACGTAAAGTATGGCGGGAAGAACAGATGCAGAAGAAACAGGGGAAGGGTATGAATGGCATCAAACAGATAGAACTCCTACAACATCACCGGTAGAAGATAATTCCACTCAGGCAACTGCTCGGATTCCTGGTGACTATAAGGTTGAAAAGTTAGTTCTTTTGTCACCTAATATAGATGCAGAAATTGATTTAACACCGACTTTTGATACTATATCTATATTTGAAGATATAAGCACACCTTATTTATTAATGGATTTGTCTATAGTGGAATCATACGGACTAAGAGAATTGATTCCTCTTATTGGTGAGGAATTTATTGAACTTGTGGCAGGCACTGCTGGTGTAACAGCAAAATCCGGTTCACCATCACAAAATAAATTTGATGGTATTATTAGTAAAGTCTTTAGAGTGACAAGCTTGTCACCGATAATATCAACATCTGAAAGAGTTAAAAATTATGTTATACATTGTGTTTCTGTAGAGGCAATTATTAATGAAAAAACTAGAATAAGTAGGGGATATAGAAAAAAGTCAATTGATCATGTTATTAAGGACATTTATAAAAAAAATATTGTTAAGCCTTTGGAGAATGAATATAGTAGTTATGTTGGAAAAGATAAAGTTAAACCATTAGTTATTGAACCAACCGAAGGTACTCATGATATTACGTTTCCTTTTAAAAAACCATTTGATATTTTTAATGATTTATCGGAAAAGGCTTTAACTCTTAATGAACCTGAAGAAGAAAATGTTGCGCAAGCACGTGGTGATGTTCCACCGGCACGACAAGCAGGTGGTGCATTGTATATGTTTTATGAAACATTATCTAATTTTAGATTTGAAAGTTTAGAATCAGTTTTTAAACGGACCCCTAAGCGACATATATATGCAAAACCTAGTCCCTCAATCAGCGCAGATGATATCATAAATGGTTTTAATGTTTGCCTAGATTATCAAATTGATGGGCTCTTTGATATTATTGATAACTTACGTGCCGGAATGTATGCTTCAAAATTAATAACTCATGATATGACACGGATGCGATATGATATTACAGGTTATAGTTATGTTCTTAGAAATGATACACCTATTTCAATACCTGAACCTTCAACGGGCATAGAAACTGAAACACAATCCGGAAGCACAGAACCAGAAGCATCTAAAAAGAAATTAGCAGATTTAACTTTGTCATTAGCTAGAACTGGTGCTGGCGGTAAATTATGTACAGATAAAAATGACCTTTTACATGATAGTGATGATGGTGAACGTTGTAAAATAAAATTTATGGCTACGGATTTAAATCACGCTTATTTTTTTGAGGCGAATAGAAAAGATGCCGGAGGCCCTAAAGAAAAAGGAATAAAAGAAAGCAATCTTGAAAGAAGAGTACAATTAAGAGATTCACAATTACAACAATTAGATAACATTAAACTTACACTTAGAATGTATGGTGATTCATCTTTAAGAGTTGGAGAAATTATAAACTTTTATGCTCCTTCTCAAACTTTGCAAGAAGGATCAGAACAAACAGCCGATGTATTTTTAAGTGGTAAATATATTATAACAAGAATTAAACATATTATTAATGCTGAACAATATCTGATGAATATTCAATGTAGAAAAGATGCTTGGTATTCTGATTTACCAGCGTTTGATCAAGCACTAAATGCATCTCGTTTACTTGGTAATACTTCTAAAGACGAAGCGAAGGCTAGGGCCTTAAACGTTAAAATCTCATCCGGTACAACTGATGCGAGCAATGCTCCAGATACAATTACGCCAAATGATGAAACCATATGACACATAGTATAAGGATTGAAAGATAATGGAAACTGACTTTATGGGCAAAGCTGGCTTTATTTGGGCCATCGGTGTTGTTGAGGATAGAAATGATCCTCTGTATCTAGGAAGATGTAAAGTAAGATACTTAGGTTGGCATACTAGAGATAAACAAGAATTACCAACAGTAGTATTACCTTGGTCATTTCCTTTAATGCCAATAACATCCGCTTCACAAACACAAGTTGGTACAAGTCCCACTGGCCCTGTTCCAGGAACTTGGGTTTTATCTTTTTTTAAAGACGGTCTAGATGCCACTGATCCAATTATGTTAGGAACATTGCCCGGTCGGCCTGATAAAGCATGTGATCCACGTGATGGTTTTAATGATCCCCGAACTTGGCAGCCCAAACCATTTCAAGTAGATGACAACGGTGCGGTTATTGAAGGATCAGTTGAATTTAAAGATGTGCCCCAATTTCCATTAAAATTGAATCGGGTTAGGGATAAGGGCGTTGAAATTACAGAACGTACTGATGATCCTAATAAACATAAAGATAAAGATATTTGGGATTTTTCTTATAACTTTCCTAATATAAGATTTTTAAATGAACCTACTACTCCTAGATTAGCTAGGGGTTTGCAGGATACATCAGCTAAAATTCTTAATAGAGTAAGACCAGGTCCTGGGCCTGCATCTGTAATGGTTGAAGGTAATGCAGAGTCTCCTTTACAAAATAGAAGAGATGTAAAGATGGGCAAATTTGGTATTAGAGCTAGTGATTTTGCTGATAGGCCAACCTTCATGGAACCAGAGTCTGCATATGCCGCACAGTATCCTTATAATCATGTTCATCAGACTGAAAGTGGACATGTTATAGAAATGGATGATACTCCAACTGCGGAAAGATTGTCTTGGACACATAGATCAGGTGCCTACCGAGAAATGGGACCAGCAGGTGATGTTGTAGATAAAGCAACCAGAGATGCGTGGTCCTGTGTTTTGAGAAACTCATATGAACAAATAAGTGGTAATAAATTTTCTTCGATAGATTATGGATATGAATTAGCTGTGGCCGCTACAGGAGGAAAAGAAGATTATTGGCTTAGAGTATGTGGTACTGGCGATGTTCATTTAGAAGCCGAAGAAGGTAACATTGAAATGTATACTAAAAACGGCGTAACTTTTATAAATGCGAAGCGAATTGAATTTAATGCTAAAGAATATATTAGAATGTCTGCTCCGCGGATTCAACAAACAAAATTTCCACGGAACAATCCGAGTTTAAATCCATCAGAAGCAGGAGATAAATCAGGACAGGAAGTCGAGGTAGCAGGAAATCAATCAGAAAATGTTGGCGGTGCGAAAACAGTAAATGCTGGTCAAATTGGAATGAACACAATGGGACCTTTTACTACATCATGTCAAAGTGAATCAAAGAATATTTCTCATAGTTCAGAAACAACAGTTATGGGATTAAATATTCTTTTGGGTCAAGGTGCAGCCGGCTGGAGTACTGCAGTTCAAAATGGAATTATTAATTTAAGAAGTGCAGACGCCAAAGCTGGAACAGGTGGAATTTTACTTCATTTAAATGAATTACCAGTTTCCAGTCCGTCATCGGCAAAGTCATCAGCGGTTGGTTATTTGTCTATTATGCCTACTGATCCAATCTCGTCGGAAATTGAATTAGCTTCGACATTTGGTAAAGTTTCTATGAAAAATAAATTCGGTGAAATAGCATTAGAAGAAGCCCCAATGGGAACCGGAGGAAATCTAAAACTAGAGACAAATGGTGTAGGCGCTGAGATGATGATGAAATCACCGATGGGAGGAATCAGTTTTGATGCAACGGGTAAGGTTAATA